TGTTCTGTGCGGCTAGTAGCTCTGATACGTTTGGACCTTGAAATGTTTTATCAGGTAACTCTGCTTTAGCTCCCTTAACCGCATTTTTAGCCATATTAGCTGTCTTACCCACAGCCGCTAAAGGTGCTCCTATTAAAGCTGTACCTAGGGTTACAAAACCAGCTTCTGTGCCAGCCTCTTTTAGTATCTTACTCAGTGATTCAGTATTGTACCCATTAAGCTCTTGTACACCTTCTATACCAAGATTAGCCGTCATATCCCCTAGACCTGCCCGTATACTTGTACCTATAAGACCTCTTCCTATAAGTGTACCTAGTACCCCTGTAACAGGACCACCCATAGGCAGGGTTGCTATAGTAGTAGCTAAGAATCTGGTAGCTTCTGGAACAATATCAGTTAAATCGTGTAGCTCTAAAAAATCACCATCAACCATTCTTGGTCTATTATCACCTTCGGCAACTGGCTGACCCATACGTTGTAGCCCTGCTGGGAGAACTGCAATTTTATTACCAACATCAGACACAAACCAGTTATTCTCTCCAACCTGCTCGTCCATTACCATCTTAACTTCATCTGGAGTACTAGCCGCACTTAACCTAATGCGTAGATCATAGCTATCTATACCAGTTTTAGTGTCGTACTCTTTGTCTATGTCGTAGTAACCACCGTACAAGGAAGCATCAGTTGGAAACTCTTTTGATATTATATTTTGTACTTGATCATCTGACAGTCCAGAAGGAACAACTAAACGTTTACCATTCTCTAAAGTGATAGTTTCTGTAGCCATTAAGAAGGATTCCTTTTTCTACCAAAACGTGGGCGTTTAGACGCATTTGCCTCTATACCCGGAATAGAAACACCCATAGTGTTTAAATAACCTTCATCTATTTTTATATTCCTAGAAGTTAACTCTTGAAATGCGGAAAACTTTTTAGAAAGTTCATCCCTATTTGTATTCCAAGCGGGAGTACCTATTGAATTAAACATAGTTTTATAGTCTGTTGCAGAAGCGTCCCTTCCAAAAGCACCTGATTTAACTAATTGATCTATAATAATATTTAGTTCTATCATCATTTCTTCTTTGTTAGATGACCGTAAAGGTATGCCAACAATAGCCGCAAAACTAGTAAAAAAGTCAGATACTTTACCCGGACCACCTGTAGTCCAAGCACTATCTCTAAGTAATGTTTGCATTGCAGTTGTTTTTTCTAAGGCTATTCTTGAACCTTGTACTCTTCTGTACATTTTAATTATAGGTTCTTTAGCCATTAAATCTCTAGGGTCTTTAGCGTTCTTGGCTCTGGCTAACTTTTCCTTAGATATTCTTTCAGCTTCATCTGCTTCTACTGCCCGTAAAGCAACTTCACCTTGAGCCGCTCCTGCTACGTCCGCACTAAAACCAGATTGAAAACTAGGCTTTGTGTACAGACTAGCTTCCATCATTCTACCCAGAACAGGGTTGTTAAATAAAGCATCTACAGTCTCTCCGAATAAACCTGCCTTTTTATTTTCTGCGGCTTTTCCTTCTCCTAGTAACATACCTGATTCTACGGGACTATACTTTGTTTGAAGTTGAGCATCAGTAAGAAGACCTCCGGGAGGACCAACAGGTTTAGATTTTTGAGGTACAGTTCTATTATACTGTTTCATAAACTCTGCTTGTTCAGCAGGTGTTCCAACGGAGTTACCCATGTTTACCAGAGGAGTATTAGTAGCTACAGCGCGAAGAGCGTTTAATGTGTTAGTTGGACGGTTTGTGTCCATTGGTTTATTAGTTGGATCACTTTCATCCCCTCTCCATAAATGATTAACAGCGCCACCTAATAGGTTCATTCCAGAATTATACATACTTTTTATAGGATTACCACGGTTGTTAAAGTATGTTCTTACATCATCAGCAAGAGGTCTAGACCATTTTGTTCCCTCTGTCATAGTCCAAGGAGTTATTTGTCTATCAGCCATTACGTTCTACCCTTTCCGCTTCCCATTACCGAAGATTTTAAGTTATACTTAACTAAAGCCATCACAGCCTCCCTTAATTCTTCTGCTGTCTTACCTTTGTAGTCTTCACTACTTACTTCCCTATAACCTTTTCTACCCCCACTTGGATTACTCGTGTCAAGCTTCTGGGTATTTTTTACAGGTTTTACTTTAGAAGAATCTTTGTAAGCTCCCATAGCTTTAGACAAATCTTTTATACTTTTTTTCTGCTCCATCTCTTTGTACATTTGATCTTTACTTGGATCATACCTGTAGACCCCCTCTAGCTCCTTAGATCCGTAGGTACTTCCTTCGAACCCGTATGGTTTATCTAGTTCAGGATTATCTGTACCACTTTCTCTTCCATAAGAAATAGACCTCTCTAGTCCTTCAAAAATAGAACCCATTAGCCAAACCCTCCTTTAAGTAGTCCACCAACTTGCATTGCAGTTTGAAAAGGACTAGTACCGGGAAACGCTTGCCCTTGTGTACCTTGTGCAGAGCTTTGGTAAGCGGTACTTGTACCAAGACCACCAAGACTACCAAGTATGTTTGCGTAGTTAATAGCTTGCTTACGTTGAGCTTCCTGCTCTTGCTGTGCTAGTCTAGCCGCATCTGCCAACCCAGCTTGTTCATAACCTTCTAAGCTTTTACCAATACCCTCTTGTATAGTGTAAGGCATTGCAGACTGTTGAGCTACCTGTTGTGCATATGCTGGCAACTGGTTAAGTGCGGCAGTCTGTCTTGTATCTGCTCCTTGTAACGCTTGGTACATACCTGAACGAGTAGTCTCTTCGCGTTGCCTTTGCTGTAGTGCTTGGAGTTCTCCTAGGGCAGTAGAGCCTACGCCAAATTGACCAGCACCAATAGCTTGTTCTTGAGCAGTCTGTTTGTCTCTTTCAGTCATTGCTCTTGCCTGATCTGAAATAGTGCCTATTTGTGCTTGATACAGAGGATCAGCTAGAGGGTCTTGCATAGCAGTACCAACTTGTTGCTGGTAAGCTTGCTGAAGGCTCTGTGGCATACCCATACCACCTTGTGCCACACTTGTACCAAGTGTATTTGCCAAGTTACCAAATCCTTCATAAGCGTTCTGTGTCTGAGCAGATTGACCGGGAGTTAAAGCACCAGTGTACAATGAAGGGTCTTGTGTAAAGACTTCCTCCAAAGAAGGTAAGTAACTTTTGATATAAGGTTCTATTTCACCGTAGGGTTTTACCTCTTGCGTTCCAGTTCTTTGCTGTGACTGAGGTACTTGTACTACCGTTGGTGTTGATTTAAATATACTTCCCATGTCTATAACCTTTTAAATATTGTTGTATTCATTGGAGTGTACCCCAAAGGTTCCATTACCCTTGTCCACCCCTTTCTTCCTATCATTTGACTATACTTGTAGCCTAAACTTCTATAGTGTTCTTCTACTCTAGGCAAAGCATATTTAAAATTAAACTTACCGCTTATTGCTTCAAAATTAATTACATCTGCTCTAGGATAAGCAATAACTCCTACAACAAAACACCCTACTATTTTCTCATCTTTTAGAGACACCCAAAGATCGGAAATGTTTTCTAAAATTCTACTGGTTACATCTTCAGTATTTATTAAATCTGTATTACCTTTTGAAACCGACTTGTCTATAAAATCCCAACATTTATCTACAATGTCTACTCTGGTACTATAAAAACGATTAACTTTGCTATAGCTTAACCCACGCTCCGCTGGAATTGTAAAAGTATATTCCTTCTCCTGCCCCCGGATTCCATGTAGTTCCATCTGCATATCTTATATCACCTTGTGCTGGTTTAGTTGGAGGAGAATACACCACATCTATATGTCCATCTTGAACTGAATCTAAAACACCCTTAATAGCAAATAAGTTATTAGTTAAAATTACAGGCAGATCATCAATATTTGAGGTAGCTGACTCTGGGGCAAATCGCAGAAACTCTTTAGCCATTATCTATCCGACACTAGTTCAGACTCTACTGAATACCCTGACATATTAAATCGGTTACCCGTGGTGTTTTCAACTTTAATTGCTATGTATCTACCTCGCACTCTACAGTCTACTTCACTGTCTGTACCAATTGTAAACTCTACAGGGTCGCTATATGATACCCCTTCGTTAGCAGTAAGCTCTGCGCCCACACTTACATTAACCCTTCCTGTACCTTCAAACCTAGGGTATACTTTAGTTATACTTTTAACTCCACTAGGATTACCAGCGTGTAGCCCTACTCTTTCTAAGAAAGAATTAATAGCTACACCGTTAAATGTAATACCACTATCTGCTAAGTATAATCTAGTATCTTTTGTACCGCACATCAACAGAGAGTCTGTAGTAGGGTTATAAGGCTGTTGCGCCCATTTGAGAGTATCAGCGGCCCAAGTTGTACTTGCTGAAGCCCAAGTGTTTGTTAAAGCAGGGTTGACAACTCCTTTAGCTATAAAGTTTACCCCCGGCAGATCACGCTTAGACCATGTGTTGTCACGGTAGTTCCAGATAAGAGCTTCATCAGGATACCCTCCAACAGCATTTGTCTTAGGATAACATATCCACACTTCGTTCTTAACTTTATTATGAACTAAGAAGGTTTTATAAGCGTAGGTAGAATCAATCTGAGAAAACAAATATGTACGCACTTGATCATCAATAACACTTACCATTGTAGATCCATTGTGCTTTACGACATCGTTAGCGGATACTAGAACGTGCTCGTTGTTGCCTATTTGTACCACAGCATCTCTGGCAAATAATCCTATGTCTTTAAACCGTTCCCGTAAGTTAAAAGAGAATGTTCCACCTGTGTACGTTAAGGAGTAAATACTATCTTCTTTGTACACTATAAGATCATTGCCCAAGGGAATAGCATTTAACAAATGTCCCTTAGTACCACCTACGGTAATCTGATTAGCTTCTGAAGCTGTACTTGCTGTAGTCCAAGTAGTAGAACCATTGTTAGAAGCACCCTCTGGGATAGCATCACTCCACCTTATGGAGTAAGGTAAAACAGCACCATTATCTGTTAGGTTTAGAGCAATCAAATGGTTTTTAAATGGGACTATAACTTGACAACGCAGTGTAGAAGGCCAATGAGCTAAGTCGGTAAACACAGAACCCGCCTGTAGAAGGCTCTGAGGTATATCTATACCATTATTTACAACAAGAACGCCGCCTAGAGCATCTCCTTGCCAGTTTTTCTCTGTGTTTGCTAGTGTGGTATAAGCACCACTTGATCGAGTAACCGCCGCATGAGTTGTTCCCGTAATCTTGTATAGAGCAGTTACACCACCATACACCCATAAATCAGTAGAAGACTGCTTCCAACTAGTAGTCCAATATGGTGTTTGTGTAGGTGTACCCAAGGAAGCAGAGTGTCCCTCAATACTTCCAGCTTGCTTATCGTTGAATCGTACATTTTGGATAGAAGAAAACATATTAGCTGGCATATCGTAAGGAGATAAATCAGCATTGAATGTAAATCCAGTTTGTGTACCGCTTACGTCAAATATTTCTTTAACCACTACCAGTTCCAGTATCTATAACCCAATTGACGTTCTCGTACTCTTGTAAGCTTAGTAGTAAACCATCTTCAGTTTCTATATTACCACCTAATTCTTGTACAATACAGAAGTTATCTATGACCCAGTTAGTGTCAGGCATTATGTTCCCTGCATAGTTAAGACAGTTCCACTGTACTCAGATCGATCTTCTAAGAGCATTACATCCTGTAGTACTTTAGCGTATACCGCACCGAACCTTTTCGATTGTTCAGTGTCGTTTAAAAACAAAGAACCCTCAAAACAACTACCGAACAAATATAGATCAGGATAGTCTTGTAGGATATTATTTGTAGAGTTAGAATCAGATAAAGCTACTAACTTCCTATAATAATTAATACCAATTGTATAAGCGGCATCAGGGGTAGGAAGTACTTTGATACTGTCTCCAACACTTGTATATGCCCTAGGGTATCCAGATGAAAATCCTCCATACTCTCTACTACCAGACTCTATGGACATATAAGACAATGCACGAGTTGTGGTAGAATCGCTTTCGTATGTAATGTTCTTTAACTGTATTATATCACTAGGAAGATTATAGAAAGCTGTTCCACTAGTGGTAGTAGTGTCTGCACGTACAACATTAGACCTAATAAGTAAATCTCTGTTAAGTTTACCTTCTGTTAGGCTGATAAAATCAGGAATAGTACTTGTTAAATCACTTCTGTTTAAGTAATTTGCAATGCTTGATTTTAATTCTGTGTATGTAGCTAGAGCCATTAAATAACACTTTCATGTGTTCTGAGAAAACGGTATTGAGGATCATTTAAAAGCTGTTTAACTTTAGGCATATGATCTTTATTCATCACATCAACACCTAATTCACGCTTCCACTTTTCTATAATAATAAGAGGAATACTAGCAACTTTCCTCATACTTTTATCTTTAGTTTCCACACCACCGTACATGGAATCATTATTAAATTCTTGTTTATTTAGTTTAAGAAGAGGCTCTATATCTTGAGTGTTCTTTAAGATTACTTTATCTTCATTTTCGTCATACTTAAATTCAGTACTTATTGGATCTTTACTCATAACATATTATCCTGTTACTTTTAATATATCAATAATACTTACACCTATCATAGTGTAAGTAATTAATGTAAGTATAATCATACCTTGTTCCTAAAAGTATAGGCAGGGGATCTCTCCCCCACCTATTGTTAATATTAAGACAAGTCGTACACTGCGCCAAGAGCTTTCTCGTTTTTAGTAACGAGGGTAAACTCAGTAACAATAGCACGTTGCTCTCCGTCAGAAGTACTTGCTACTTCTTTTTGCTCAAACGGACGTAAGTAAGCTACACCATAATACTCAGGGTCTAGTATCCATACATCACGAGCACGTTGAAAGCGGTTAGGTACAACGGCTAGTTCACCGAAATCACTAACATAGATGTCCATACCACCGATAATACGTTGATCACCAGCATCTATATAGTTAGAAACTCCACTAGCTCCACCAACACCAACGAAAGTAGAGAATA